TTGCTTGGCAAAATCAGAGTAGTCCTCTCGGAACTCCACGGCACGCCGGGCGTTTTCTGCGACGAGCTGCTCGGCCTTGATCTCGGCCCGGTCTGCATTGCCCTCGGCAACCTGCGCGTTGTACCCGGCCTGCTGGTTTGCAGCATTCCCTGCGTAGATCGCGCCGCCAACCGCCATAGCGGTGCTGGCGACCATCATTGCCATAGGTAGCGTGGCCATGTCAGCTGCCTTTCAGCATTGATATTTCACGAATCTTGGCGACCCGTATGTAATCTTGTTTATCGGAGCCGTATGCTTTCATCACGCCTTCTTCCTTCATGCCTAGCCAGCGCGCAAAGCGCCTGGCAGCAGGCCAGTCGGCCCTGACTACGGCCTGTATTCGGTGCAGCTCATGCGCTGTCATAAGTTCATCGAGCTTGCGCCTGGTCGCCCTGGCACCGGCCATGACGTTGTTGTTCAAACGCCAGGAGCCAACGAACCAGGCCTCACTTACGCCCGGCCATATTCGGATCAACCCGGCGCTGCCGATCAGGTGGCCGTTCTCGACCCCGGTGAAGGCCATGTCTGGATTGACCAGGTCGCCAATCCATGCAGCCCAGTCGTCAACAATCTCTGGGCAGCCCTCGTTTAGTCTGTCAGCCAGCAATGCCTCGGCATGCGCTGGCACAAAGGGGATCAGCTTCACTCGTCAAAAGTGGTCAGCCGTGGATAAACTGCCAGGACCGTCAGCGGCAAAGCCTGATCCTGTCGAACGACGACAAAGCCATCGGTGTCATAGCCGCCATCGAACTCGACATCCTTGTCGCCGGTATATAGCGGCACCGGCAGGCCCATCTCGTCGGCGCTGGATCGAAACGGTATCAGGTCGAGCTGCGCGGATGACTGGCCGACCTTGACGCCGACTGATCGGTACAGCCTGACCGTGACGTCATGGATGCGTTTTGTCTTGCCCTGCGACGTGCCCTGCGCCGATCCCTGATCGATCCGCATGGTCTGCAGCGTCGAGGTGTAGCCAAGTCCGAAATGGCCATACGTCGTCGTGCGGTCTAGCGTGACCGCTCCTGACGCCACCGACTTGTTTGGGTGCGTCGATCCATTGGTCAGGATCGTGATAGCCTCGCCTTCGAGGTGGCTAAGACCTGAAATGCTTGACGATGCCGAACCTGAATAGCTCAGACCGCTATCGACAAAGAACGCATTCTCGACGTTGCTGCCAAAATCAAAAACATTGAAATATTCGATGTATCGTTTCGTTGCGCCGTTGATTGTCCGCTTGACCAAAATGTAGATCGCATCTTCATCAAGGTCGCCTGGAATGACGGCGATGTTCTCGACTACAGCGTATGATTCACTCGTGACAGCCAGCCTTGTCAGGTCTCTGCTGGTAACCGTCAGCGGCTCGGTGCCGGTCTTCAGCGTTTCCTTTATCGTTACGACGTTGGCCGCAGGATTGGCCACCGTGAAGTCGTCATGGGCATTGATGGCGGTAAAGATATTGTCAGCCGTCGCATCATTGCTTCCGTTAGGTCGCCAGCCGTTATCCTCGGTCGGCGCACTGCCGCCAGCCGCCTCAGACGTGAAGGTCACGGTCGTGCCGTCAGACTTGCTGACGATTATATCTGTGCCGGTATCGATGTTGGCGTAGTCCGTAACGGTGACCGTTGCCTCGCCAAAGACGCCGCCAATCTTGTGCTGGTGCCAGGCTACGACGTTCTCTTCCCGGCGGTAGGTCATGCCGGCCAGCTTGCCGTTCGCCAGGACGCACCAGACGATGTTGTCCGGCTCCTGCTGGTAGCTGACCTCGGAGATGCCGGTTTCGGTGATATGCTCGGCCAGGATTGTCAGGTCCGGCGCGGTGTAGCTGTCGGTGTCGAAGTTGTACGTCAGCTCACGCAGCTTGCGCTTGGCTCGCTGTACAAACAGCGTGGCGTTGGCCACCTGCACCGGCTGGATATCCGCCGTGCCATATGTGCATTGCCGTTTGATCTGAATGTTAGTCGGCGTGATGGCGGCATCGCTATCGCCGGCCCTGGCGGCGAACTCACCGCCGGACGTGCCGACCAGCAGCGACCGGCCTGATGCCAGGTATCTAATGACGTTCACCTGATTGGAGCCGATGGTGTAGATCATCGCATCGGCGTCTGCCGTGCCTGACGTGAAGTTCTCGAAGTCTCCAGATACGCTGAAGAAAAGCGTCTGAGGCTGGGTTGCCGTGGCGGCGAAAACCAGGCGTTGTTCGTATAACGACACGGCTGACGGGTAGCCCGTCGTTGCCGACAACGCGCCGAGCGACCATTCGGTATGCGCCGTCAGGTCGCCGGATATCGTGATGCTCGATGACGCCGCTTCCGCCGTCACGTCATCAGATGGTGCCAGCAGTATGGTGTCTTCAGTAACAGACACTGCCAGGTACGAGCCATTGTTGCCAGCCGTGCCTGCGCCGGCCACCGTGATGTTCATGCCGGTCTTGAAGCCTTCATCGACAAAATTCTTACCGCTGTCGGTTATGCGGTCATTGTGTTCCAGCCCGGTCGCGCTGGGGTCGCCCTCATGCAATGCAATGGTAGACGCCGTATAGCTCGGCTGCAGTTCCGACCGCAGGTCTTCGTTTTCCTGCACCGTAGCCGTCACAGACGTTGCTGAAGAATACGCTGTGATCGCAGCATAACCATTATGCAGCTTGACCAACCTGCCAACGTCGGTCGATGCAAAGGTCGATGCACTTGCCGTGATGGTGACACTGCCTGTCCGCGCACCTGCCGTCAGGGTCGTCGTCGTCAGGTTCTCGTCCTGCATCGGGCCGCGAACGAGAGTGACGTTTGCGATTGTCCAGGCCGTATGGCTGGTCCGGCTGATCTTCCTGGGCGGATGATCTGGATGCACCACATACATCACGTCGGCGCTTTGCGCGAACTTCAGTTCCGGCAGCTCGGCCTCTGTATAGCTGGTGGCTACCTCGACCGGCGAGCCGCCGCTTTCGATCAGACCGCCGTCTTTCAAGATGCGGAAATAACTTGGCCCGAACTGCAAGATATAGGTCTGCGTGACATTGAACTCGAACGGGATAAGCCGCGCAGCTTCGCTACTCGTCTTCACTTCCGCGACAAAGATCGTGCCGGGCCGGCGCGATGCACCGCCGTGCGGATGCACGATCATGTTCTGCAGCACCTTCGCGCCGGAAAAGTATTTTTGCAGATCAACCCGGCCATCGAGGCGCGGCGATAATTCGCCCGCCGTGAAGTCGGTTAATGCTGCCGCAGCCTTGGGCATATCAGTACCGCGCAGCTATGAAGGTATTGGCTTCGATGCTGCCGGTATCGGAAACCTGATCGATGCTGCCCGGCATGCCTTCGGTCGCATCTACGAACCTGGCCTCGCGGACCTTCTGGTCGAAGACCGCAAGCATGCTATTGGCCACAACAGAACTTGCAATCAATGGGTAGGCGATCTCGCTCGCCAGCCTGGCGGCGAGGGCATCGACCAGCAGGCTGTCGTACTGCGCCGTATCGGTTTCGCGTTTTATGTAGATCAAATTAAAGGTGGTCTCGTCGGTCAATATCTTGCGGCCTTCAACCTTGAATACGGTATCGAGATATTGCGCCTGCAGAACCCGCAGGCAGTCTGACGGCAATGTGTACTGGTTACTGAAATCGAATGCCGGCGCTGTGCTGTCCGCAGCCAGGTCTGTCCTGGCGACCAGGCAGTTCCAGGGATGCGCCCTGAAGACCGCATCGCGCACCGGCTCATACCTCTGGTTCAGCAGCCGGGCTGGCTTGCTGTCCTCGGTCAGCGACGTGATGTTATTGCCGCCGATATGGTTCAGCGCGGAATTGCAGATATCAACAACGGACATGCCGGTCGTCTCCAAAAAGGCAGCGGCTGGCCAAGACTGGCCAGCCGCCACTAGGCGAGTTAGTCAAGCACATACATCATCATAACGTCGATGGTGCCGGTGCCAGCGGCACCGCCCATCGTTACCGTAACGATGAACTCGTTGTTCTTGGTCGCGCCAGAGGTATCAAGATCAACCTCCGAGAACGCGCCGAGCGCAAGAGTTGCAGCGATGTCTACGATCTGAGCTGACGTGGAGGCCGCAGCCGCCTTGTACTCGTCAGCATCGAGCGCGACAGACGTGCTTGAGCTGTTGGTGTAGGCAGCATGGCCTACAGACAGGGTGGTCGAGCCGCCGAGCGCGTCATGCGCCAGGACACCCGATATGATACGCGCGCCGTCAGGCAGAGCGAACATCTCGATCACGTCGCCGCTGGCGAGTGAGGAAGCCTCGTAAGTGCCATAGGCAACTCTTACGCGACCGCCAAGCTCGTTGGCTTTGACCTGATCAGCAGGGTCGTTCTGACCGAACGTGGTGCGTCCAGTGGAATATACAGTAGCCATTGTCTATTCCCCCTTATGCCGATTCATCGCAAAGGATCGAGACGACTTTCTCTTCTTCCATGCGGGTTGCGCCAAACTGGGCACAGTAATAAACCTGCGTGGAATAAGATTTGTCGGCTCGCTCGTCTATGCGACTCACGATGTCTTTGCCCATGCCCAGCTTGATGCCGTCTTCCGCCCATGCAAAGCAGGTGCGGATGCTGGACGCCACAGCCAGTCGTGTCGAAACGATGAACTCAAAGCCCAGGAACGAGTTGACCTCGCCTTGTGCCAGAGCCTTCACCGTATTGAAGTCGCTCGACGTAACTGAAGTGATGCCTAACAAGGCCTCGATCTGTGCGGGTGCTACGCAAATGTAGCGTTTGATACTCGGATCGACGTCGTTCTCATCCAAGATTTTCTTGGCCGAGAGCAACTTGGCGACCGTCATATCACCCGATCCATGCGCGACGATATTGCCGGCAGGCAGAGCGGTTGAGGTGCTGCCGGATTTGCCGGTAGAGGCAGACCCAGTAGCGGCGGTGATGATCACGTCATCAATAGCCCGGCCCATTGCGAATGCAGCGGCCCGTGCATAGGAAGACGTGGGATCAGCGAGC